AGCTATTAAATACATTGCTGCAAAAAACTTTAAACAAATAAATGAATGGAGAGAGAAAAATCCAGAATCCGATGATTATGACTCTCAAAGACACATGGATTACCATCAAATTGTTATACACTCCATGGGTGGCTCAACAAAAGAAGAGGATGAAAAACATTATAATAAAATAATTAGAAATGTAGCCAAAGAGGTCATTATTGACAAAGAACAAAATACAAAATTACAATAAACTTTTTAATAAAATACTAATTCTCTCTGCATACTTATTTTTAACTGACAAATTTTCAACTTCATTGTGTTTGGCATGAATGTTTTCTTCCATTTTTCTAAACAGACTATTATCATCTCTTGGCAAATTAATTTTCCTATTGATATAAGACTCCTCTGACTGAAATACATAATGAGCTACAAATGCCGCACACTTATTATAAGGAACGCTCCATTCATTAAATGACTTTGAAAATTGCATGGGTTTCATATTTATAGACAACATTCTGGTTGGTTCTGAAATAACAAAATAATGAGGTGTTATAGCATTTATTACTTGTGACGGTCTAACAAAATTTTTAACATGTTTATCAAGAGTCAAATCGGATTTAGTATAATTTTCTATAATTAGCCCTGATTCAGGTTCTTTTTTGTGATTATTTGTACCAAACATAAGCCAATTTATTGCAATAGAATCGGCAAATAAATAGTATTTCAACATCTCCTTGACATTTTGAAATGCATTTAAAATTAAAAATTCATCGGCATCTAAATATAGCATCCAATCGGCACCCGCTCCTGTAGCAATTTGTGAAGCTTTCATCATAAGTTGCATTTTAATTGGCCCTTCCATTTCACATCTCTCAACAATTACCCCCTTTTTAAATATATTTAATTCTTGGCTTAAAGGAATCTTGGATTTATGATCAAAAATATAGATTAAGTTGAACCCTAGAAGCAAGTGATGAGCAACCCATTCTCTAATATTTTTCTCATCTCTCGCATTAGTAAATAAAATAGTCTTGCCAACCGTTTTTCTTTTAGAATCATTTAAGGGGATTGAATTATTTTTTCTGTGTCCAATTGAAAAGACATTCTCTCCAGAAAACATCATAATAATTATTATTATTAAATAACTCAACTTTTTACTTATTTTTTATTGTTTTATATTATAAAACTACGATGAGTTTTGAACAGAACATACAACAATGGGTTTCAATTGACAACCAAATTAAACTTTTGAATGATAAGATTCATGAACTAAGAGAGAAAAAAAATAAATTGGGTGAAAATATAACACATCATGTTGAACAACATGACTTGAGAAACGCAACAGTGCAAATCAGCGATGGTAAGCTTAGATTTGTTAACACTAAAGTTTCTTCACCATTAACATTTAAATATGTTGAAAAATCTTTAGGAGAAGTTATAAAAAACCAGACGCAAGTAAAGCAGATAGTTGAGTATTTAAAACAACATAGAGAGATTAAAGTAGTTCCGGAAATAAAGCGGATTTCCAATAATTAATTTATATACTTATAATGTATATATGGCAACACCCTCTATTTTTGAAGAAGATGATATGGTTTTTAATAAATCTAATGGAACAGTTCAAAGTGCTGGGTTTACAGTAAATTCTATTTTAATGCAAAAAGGAGAACCAGCATTAATAACAAAAAATTCTAGCGTGCAAACCGGTGGGGGAAGTGTATCAGATTTATTTAAGGATTTAGCTGTTCCGGCCGGACTTGCTCAATTTAATAGAAAACAATTTGGCGGAGATGCCCATGATTCTAAAATCCAAAAGGCAGTAGAACCTGAACCCATTGGAGAAGATATTCATGAAAAGTTATTGAAAATGGTTGAATTAGAAGGCGGATCCAAATCACGAAAAACTAGACGCACAAATGTAGTATCGTCTGGAAAAACAAAAAAACAAAAACTCACTCACGCAATCTAATTAGAGTTTGTATATATTGTTAAAATATATAGAAACAAATAGCATTTTAAACTTTACTCCAAGTTGAATAGTTAAATGGAGACAATAATATGTCATCTATCTTAGTTTTCCAAAAGTCAACTTGTTTTTCCATAATAACATCTTTTTCTGTCTTAGGATAAGGAGTTGTATTCTGCATCATTTCCTCTTCTTCACTTGTAATTTTGGGTTTATATCCAAAACAATTTACACCAAATTTGACATTTGGGTTTGCAATATAACCTCCATTAACTCCTGGACGACCACAGTCGTGTTCATGTCCAGCTATTTTTTGTAAATTATCAAAAGTTACTTTTTGAGTAGGAAATAAAGCCATTTGACCATCAGACCAGCCATAATTGCACCATTCTCCGCCTTTATTATAAGCATTTTCAACTTCATCATACGTGGCTAAACGAGAATCATAAGCTTTACATAACGTTTGAGCTTGTTCATATCCATAATAATTCCCGGGCACGTTAAACACTTGTTGACCATTTTTATTATCATTGCTAAACAAAGTATCATTAAAAGAAAGATCAAACGGGTTACTAATGTCTTGATTAATAGTAATGTCTAATTGTTTTTGTGGAGTAAATAAATTTTTAATAGATGCAATAATGTCAATGCTGAAAAAGTATTGCAACGCATTAAATAATATTAAAACTATTAATATGGCAACTACAATCATAATTATCAAATTTGTTGAGCCTTCTAAACCAGAATTAGTGGGAGTGGTGGTTATTGCAGAAGGTTTTGATGAATCTCCTAAAGAAACAAAAATAATAATATAAATTATAACCACAAACACTAATATAATAAATACCGTTGGGTCCATTAATAACCCATTCATATAATTATACATACTTTCTGGTTCTATTGTTGAACTTGTGTTGGCGTCCATATATATATTATTGAATTGTTTTTTTTCTATAAAATAAGCAATATGCTTTTGGCGTTATTAAATCCTGCAAGTTTGCAACCTCTGTAACAAAAGTATCATTAAAGTGATACCATTTACCATTTGCATTTTTTACGAATGCTGTATAATGCCCTCCATGAACACCCCCACTATGATTGCAAATTCCATATAAATCATAAACATAACTTTCTTTTTTATAACCAATTACATAATTAGATAAATCAAAATTTTCTAAAGGGAATGTTATCAACATTTGATTCTTTTGATTTTTATGATTAAATCGTTTAATATCAATTACTAAAATTGAAGGCATACTCCAGTATATTAGTTTCTTTTGAACATTCTGTTTTTTATTTGTTTCTTCATTGTACCACGCATTCTCTCCTTCTAGAGTTTCTCCATTTACATATAAATCAAAACAATCTTGCAAACTCGGACTCTTGTTATTTTCAGGTATAGACAAATTTATAATAAAATATGGTTCAGGAGAAGTGCTTAATACCTCTCCCGTTTCCAATGAAATAATTTGTGAAACATGTATTCCATAAAACAAATTCCATATTTCTGAATACTCTTTTGAATACATCTTTTTAATCATTTCAAAGCATTGAACTGCCATTTTGTCCGTATCAGATGAAGCTGAACCATTGATGCTCATATTAACTTCACGTGCTAATCCAGTATGAAAGCAATCTATTAAAAATAATAAAAATTCAGGTAAGTCATTTTGAGCATAACCTGTAAATAAATCTGCCTTTTTAACGTGTGCAATTTTTTGAATAGTTTTAATAAACTTTCCTGGAGAAACGGTGCAATCTTCACTCCACATCAAGGTTCTCAAATTATCCCATTCAATAAGTAGAACAGAATCATACTTGTTTTTTAACTTTTTTTTATATGCACCCCCATTAAGAAAATTATTTAATTCATACGTGTGAGAAAGAACTTGCATGCAAGAATTAATAAAACAGGTGTTGCCCAGATTTGCCAATCCGCTTAATCCTCTATTCTTGTAATTGTCAAAAGTCATTGTATTATTTTATATATACAAATATACATTTAAACACATTTATAATAATATATATTAAGTATATGTCTCAAGGTAACAGACAAAACAGACAATTTGAGTTGACTTATGATCAAAGATTATTGTTAGACATGTATATTAATTTTTATAATCACACAACGAGACAAATGGATGCATTATATGACTTACAAAGCGAAATAAGAGGTAATATAAACCAAATTATTGGAGTTTCCCCCATTCACAATCATTCGCATCATTCAAATAGAAATTTTACTGAAAATTTTACGAATTTCCGACAACAAAATAATTCTAATAGAAGAAATAATCAAAATAGAAATCAAAATAGAAATCCAAATATTGAGTTGCCCTCAAGTAATTCAAGAGTTGTTTATATTGAAGGAGTTCCTTATTTGTTAGATTTGACAAATTTTATGAGACTTAGAAACCCAAACAATCAAGATGCTGCAAATCTTTGGCGTTCATTTTATGATAATATTACTGTGGCACCAACAAGAACCCAAATAGAGAATTCAACGAGAATTCTACAATTTTCTGAAATAACAACCCCAATAAACAACAGTTGTCCAATTACTTTAGAGAGATTTGATGAAACTAGTAGCGTTACACAAATATTACATTGCGGACACATTTTTACTCCAAGTGGAATTGATTCTTGGTTTCAATCAAATGTAAGGTGTCCTGTATGCAGATATGACATAAGAGATTATCGGGCTCCACCTCTACCTTCTTCTACAAGAGAAGAAAGACACAGAGAAACTGAACCTGGAAATGAGGAAGAGAGTAAGGAAGAAGAAACATTTGAAGAAACAAAAGAAGATACTCCTTCAACCTCTACAAGTAATGTCAACGAGAGAATAAGTAATTCAACTAGACGAAATTTAAATCAAAATAATAGAAGAATAACTAGTGAAAATGTTACAAATGTTTTGTCAAATATAACCGAAGAAATATTGAATAATATATTACAACCACCCGGAGGTAGTGGCACAAGGACTTTTTTTGACCCGTCGCAAAATTCACTATTTTATGACCCATCAAATAATCAATTTATATTTGAAGGTTTTATGAGACGGTAAAAAAAATTGAAAAATTTTTCAGAAACTTTTGAATGTCAATCATGACAACCAGGAGAATGCCGAGAGCACAAGTGAGAGACCAAGAGGAAGAGTCCGTTGAGGAGAATATACGGGAGGAGAAGCCCGAGATGAGAGAAAATGTGGTTGTGACTGCCTTCAAGGTGGCTAAGCCCTATCTAGTGGCGGTGAATAGCATTGCGGGGCTATACATTTTGTGGATGATTTTGCACTTTATTTCAGCCAACTTGTATGTCTACTACTGTGCACACATGTCGCTGTTTGGATTTCTGATGTCACCTATTTTGGCATCAGCCCCGCATTGCAGAGCTATTAGGTGGGTTCTCAATTCAGGGGCTCAGTCTATTGATGCCATGTGGATTGTGTTGGGAACTTGGGTTTGCTCCAAACTAGCCCTCATTGGTGGCACCCCCGCTGCCACCCAAGTAGACTAGATAAACATTTTGAAAATAATATAAAGATACTAGGAGATATAAGAGTATCATGACAGTGAGTATGCGTTACAGACAACCATGGGGATCAAGCGAGGTCAATAGACTTTTCAATGAGTACGAGTTGCAACAGTTGCCTATTTTGAGTATTGCAAAGTTGCACAAGCGTGGAGAGCATGCCATTTTGCACCGATTGGCAAAGGAGGGACTTATTCTAGAAAGTTGGGCAGATGTTAGGGGGTGGAATTCTGGTGAGAAGCAACATCAGGCTGTTTCTAAGCCAGTTGTTAAGCCAGATCATTGTGTAAATACTGTATTTTTTTCTGATGATGTTGATGAGGACGAAGAAAGTTTGGAGGATAATGATGATCCAAATGACAGCGATTATGTTTATGAGAGCGATGAGGATGTTGATGATAATAGTGTTGTAGATAGTGAGGCGGATGAATTTAGTGATGATGATGACAGTGATAGTGATTATGAGGATGAAAAGGAAAGCGTTGACAGTGACAGCGATTATGAGGATGAGGCCGATACCAAGGATGAAGATTATGACCCCTATAGCATTAAGCAAAAGGCAAAGTTCTTGCAAAGCATTATTGGAGCTCTCAAGTTTTTTGTTTATGCGGCTTAATAAAAATTAAAAATTGATAAAATAAAAGGTTAAATATAAATAGTAAATTAACTTAATGGAATTGTCTCTAGAACAACAAATAGCATTTGATAAATATATTCAAGGAAAGAACATATTTATTACTGGGCCAGGTGGAACTGGAAAATCAACTCTTATAAAAAAAATTCAATCTGATGCTCGCAAAAAACAGTTAAACATTCAAGTTTGTGCACTAACTGGTTGTGCTGCAGTTTTGATTGGGTGTAAAGCAAAAACGATACATTCATGGTCTGGAATTGGTTTGGGAAATGGATCAATTGGAATAAATGTAAAAAAGGTTTCAATGAACAAATACAAACAAAAAACATGGAAAAATGTAGATGTTCTGGTGATTGATGAGGTAAGCATGATGTCCCAAAAGATATTTGAAATGTTGAATGCTATTGGAAAAACAATTAGAGATAATGCAAGACCATTTGGTGGAATTCAAGTAATCTTTTTGGGAGACTTTTATCAATTGCCTCCAGTTGGAAATAAGGATGAAATAGATACAGTAAGATTTTGTTTTGAAAGCCCTTTGTGGAACGAGACATTTTCAAAGGAAAATACTGTTCAGCTAAAGAAAATTTTCAGACAAACGGATGAAGTGTATACAAAAATTTTGAATCAGATTCGCGAGGGTAGAGTTAAAAAAAGCAGCAATGAATTGCTTTTAAGTCTTGTTGGAAAGAAACCAGAAGAAGGATCAATAATACAACCAACAAAATTGTTTCCAATTAGAAGCAAAGTAGATACAATTAATGAAAGTAAAATGAAAGAGTTGGATTCTCCAGAGTTTGAATTTAAAATTCGCATGTTAAAAAACTTACCTACTGCTGAAAAAGAGAAGGAACTAGAAAAAGAAAAAGGTCATCTTATTCCAAAATTTACTCAAGAACAGATAGACGCAGAATTGAAAAATATTCACAATAGTGTTCTCTGCAATGATGTTTTAAAGTTGAAAGTTGGAGCTCAGGTAATGTGTGTAGTTAATATTGAACTTCCAACCGGTGGAATGATTTGCAATGGTAGTCAAGGAGTTGTTGTAAAATTTACAGAACAAGGATTGCCTATTGTTAAGTATAGAAATGGACACGAAATGATTATGACTTATCATGTATGGGAGAGTGAAAATATTCTTGGTGCTGGAGTTTCACAGATTCCATTAATATTGGCTTGGGCGATTACAATTCATAAATCGCAAGGTGCGACCATGGATGTTGCTGAGATTGATGTAGGAAGTGGAATATTTGAGTGCGGTCAAACATATGTAGCATTATCTCGGGTAAAAAGTTTAGAAGGACTATATTTGTCATCATTTGATGTGACAAAAATATTTATAAACAAGAAAGTTAGGGAATTTTACGATTACTTGTCCTCTAATTCCGCATAACACAAAACCTTTCCTCTGCTAAATGTAACAAAATAATTTTTTTCCTTTTTACTTTTGTAAAACGCATAGCATGTGTATCCAGAATACCCAACTGGACACAATGTTCCAGAAGGACCACATTTGAATTCATCAATCTTTTTTGACGCATACTCCTGGTCAGGTGGAGACATGGGTTCAATGTAATCCACTGGCGGTTTTGAGCTAATAAATAATTCAATATTGTTTAGGTTTCTTAGGTCATTAGAATCGGTCATTTTGAATGTTATGGTCTCGGCTTTAATTTAAACCAAGATTATAAAAAGCTTTCAATTTTTTTCTAATAGAAAATAAAAATAAAAATTTTTAAATTTATCATACATTAATTTTTACAATGGGAGCAAATATACAGCTCTTTTTTCAAGATTATTTGTTTTTTCATAACCAGATATTTTTATTCCATTTGAAGTAAATCCTGTAATTTTTGCTATGAACCATTCTTTGCGGTTGTTTTTAAATGCTATTTGACGACCAACCAAAGATTCGTCGTTATTTCCAGGAGAAATCCTTTGGCAGGTTGAAATGTCTGGTGCTTTTCTAGGCATGACTAAGTTAATGATTGATTTGTTTTTATAATATAAAATGCATTTCAATTTTTATTCTTTTACAAACACATAAGTAACCTCTTCTGTTTTTTTTGGAGAAGAAGTTTCTGCACCGCTGCTATTTCCAGGTCTTTTGCTATTAGACATGGTAAATGCAACATCCAATTGTTTCCAACCGTTTTCTTGGTGAATTGCAATAACATCATCTAACAAGTTGTATTTTTTATCTGTCTTAAAATTCTTGACACTCCAACAACTGTATTTTACTCGGCCAATAACTCCTACAATAACAGGTCTCAAAAACTTATCAATCCATGCCTTATAATCCCCCAACTTTGTTGATTGTGTTGTTTCATCAGAATAAATTTCCAAATTGAAATAGGGTGGGCTTGTGAGGGCAATGTCAAACTTCATGTCCACTGGGATCTCAATTAGGGCAATCTCAGCTGGCTTATTAATAAGAGTAACCCCGGTTAAACCAAGCTCATCACGAATTCCACACAACGCATTATATGTTTTTTCACAAGGGTCTATGCCGGTGTACGAGATGCCAGACAAATCCACACTCTTGGAACCAATCATTCTGCCACCCCAACCAGCACATACATCCAATACACTTTTTGCATCAAAATAAGAAACCACATTTCTAGCCATTAATGGGCGATACATTGTTACTTTTCCAATCCCATTTGTAAATGACAGCGACCGAATAATCTCAGATGCATAAGGTGTTGAATGTTGAGCTCGGTTAAAGCGAATAGCCTTTTCCAGGTTTGTCTTCTTCCACAAAGATTTTACAGAGAGACCTTTATAATTTGCGACTTCGTGAAAGTGCCTCATATGTTTTCGCATAATTTTCATCCCAGCCACAGAAGTTGCAGAAACATTTGTAACCGTCTTGTCAATCTTTTTCTCTCGCAATAATTTCCAATCTTTTTTAATTTCCTCGTCAGTATATGTCTCGTATAGGATTCCATGCAATTCTAGTTCTGTAGCCAACTTGGGCAATAATACTTCAAACTCGCTGTCAGACAATTCTTTGAGTGCATTTTTTTTATTAATTATTTTTGTTATGTTTTCAAAGCCGTTAGATTTCATTGTTTATAATATAAT